TTAGTAGCAAACACTACAGGCTATAGTAACACCTCTTTAGGCGCACATACGCTTATTGCTAACACTACAGGAAATAATAATACAGCAGTAGGTAGATATGGACTTTATGCCAATACAACTGGTGGAGCTAATGTAGCAGTAGGTTTACAAGCACTGTTTGCAGCTACCACAGCAGATAATAATGTCTCTATTGGTTATCAATCTATGTTAGCAAACACGACAGGAGCAGCAAATGTAACAGTTGGTGCTTATGCCCTAGACGCTAACACAACAGCTTCTAATAATACAGCAGTTGGATACTCAGCTTTAGGAGCAAACACCACAGCATCTAGTAACACAGCAGTTGGTTATGCTGCTTTAACAGCAAACACCACAGGGGCTCAAAATACAGCAGTGGGCAGAAATGCTTTGGATGCCAACACTACGGCAGCAAATAATGTAGCAGTTGGTTATGAAGCTATGACAGCAAATACCACAGGAACAGCAAATGTAACAGTTGGTGCCCATTCTATGCAAGCTAACACAACAGCAAGTAACAACACCGCAGTTGGTTATTTTGCTTTAGCAGCAAACACGACAGGTGCAACAAATGTTGCTGTTGGTTATCAAGCATTAGATGCCAATACAACTGCTTCAAATAATGTTGCAATAGGCAGTAATGCTTTAACAGCTAATACGACAGGTGCTACCAATACGGCATTGGGTGGATCAACTTTAGCCGCAAATACAACAGGCGGTTTAAATACCGCAGTCGGCTATGCAGCATTAAACGCAAACACCACAGGAACTCCAAATACAGCAGTTGGTTATTATTCTCAGTTATCAACTACCACAGGTGCATCGAATACTTCTGTTGGTGCTTATTCTCTCGATGCTAATACAACTGGCAATTATAATACAGCTTTAGGATTGAGCGCTTTAACAGCAAATACGACAGCCTCAAACAACACTGGTGTTGGTTATCATGCTTTAGCAGCAAACACGACAGGTGCAGACAATGTAGCTGTTGGCTATCAATCTTTAGACGCTAATACTACAGCAGCTGGAAACACAGCAGTTGGTAGAAGTGCTTTAGGAGCAAACACAACTGGAGTAGATAATGTTGCAATAGGTCGGTATGCGTTAGATGCCAACACTACAGCACATAACAACGTAGCTATAGGTACAAATTCTTTAGGTGCAAACACTACAGCAACAGCCAATGTTGCTATAGGTACTAATGCTATGTTATTGAATACAACAGGAGCAAATAATGTTGCTGTAGGCTATACAGCTTTAGACGCTAATACAGATGCTGAAGATAATACCGCAGTTGGTTCTGGTGCTTTAGGAGGAAATACAACAGGCGATGGAAATACAGCAGTTGGTAGAAGTGTTTTATTAGCCAACACCACTGGTTCTAATTCAACAGCAGTCGGTTATGGTGCTTTAACTGCACAAACAACAGGCGATGGGAACACAGCTATCGGTAGCAACGCATTATTGACAGTTACAACAGGCGCTACAAGTACAGCCGTTGGGCGTAATGCGTTAAAATTAGCAACAACAGGTTCTGCTAATACAGCTATAGGTTATGCTGTTTTAGATGCTTTAACTACAGCATCTAACAACACAGCAGTTGGTTATTTTGCTTTATCAGCACTTACTACAGGTGCAGACAATGTAGCTGTTGGCTATCAATCTTTAGACGCTAATATCGATGGTGGCGATCATATTTGTGTTGGTTCAGGTGCAGGAACTGCTATAACTACTGCAAATGGAGATATATGTATTGGAAAAGATGCAGGATCAGGTTTAACAACTGGTAGTAATAATATAATTATAGGTAGAACTGCACAGACATATGGAGCAGGAACAGACACGCAAATTATACTAGGTACTAGTCTTACTGGAACGGCAGCTACTAGAGTACACATAGGATCAAGTGGAGGGCATGTTTATAATGACTTTACTGTTAATAATACATGGACACAAACATCTGATAAAAGATTAAAAAAGAATATTAACAATGATGATTTAGGTCTTGCTTTTATTAACGAATTAAATCCAGTTACATTTAATTGGAAACCACAAGTAGAAATTGATCCTGAGTTTCAAGCAACTCGTGTAAATAAAGGCGAAAAAGACACAGAAACTTTAATTCATGGACTTTTAGCACAAGATGTTAAAGAAGCTATGAACAAAGTAGGTAACACAACTTTTAATGGGTGGGATGAAACTGTAGATGGACAATCAGTATCCAGAGAAATGTTTATAACACCTCTCATCAATGCAATACAAGAACTCTCGGTAAAAGTCGAAGATTTAGAAAAACAACTTAATAACAAGGAGTAAAAAAATGGCAGTAACAAAAACCCTAACCACAGCAATACCCTACAATAAAAGTAGTAAGGTACAACAGTGGCAATTAGGCATGACGTATAATCAAGGCAGTAAAAGTGCAAGTCCACCGACTTACTACGAAAGTAACTTTAGTACGATGGTCCCTGCGACTGATTCAGAAGGTAATGTGAACTTCACACCCAAAGCGGAAGGCAGTTGGACTTTAGCTGAATTGACGGCTTTATGCCCTGTGTCGTTCTGGGACACTGTATTTGCGAGTCAGTACGACAGCGTAATTACCAATCCCCCTGACAATCCAGTACCTGACCCAGATTACGTTATTCCAGAGTAAGCATGGCTTACGAAAGGGCAGAGGGTCAAGGCGAGGTTGACATCTATACGATGCCAGCTTTGTTTATGTTAAAGGCAGAGATACCTGAAAAACTGGTAGACGGCTTAAACGACTATCTGGATGAATTACGGGAAGATGAGGACAGGGAATCACTGGCTAAAACCCTAGTGGGACAAATCCATCAGGGCGAACAGCTAAACATTCCTCCGACTGACGATGAGCGTATTCAACCCTATGTGGCGTATCTGTGTGATTTAGGAGCGACTTATATTAATCATTTTAGCCAGTCCACAGGGGTTATGTTTAAGACTAATAAACAGATAGCCTTGGATGAACTCTGGTCGGTGCATAGTTTTGAGGGAGACTATAATCCTATACACGATCACGGCACTAAAACCATTATGGGTATTTCCACGACCACTTGGACCAAAGTACCGCAACAGATACTGGACCAGCCGACTTCGGGAACGCCTGAATACAGTTTATATAACGATTCAGGACACAGTGACGGCTGTTTAGCCTTTAGCTACGGAAGAAACAGTCTAATAGATACAGACCGATTATTCCCCCCACAAAGTTGCGTGATCAAGCCAGAAGTAGGGGTACAGTATCTGTTCCCTAGTGGCTTACAGCACATGGTATATCCTTTCTTCGGAGAGGGTGAGAGAAGAACAGTCGCAGCGAATTTGAATTGCTGGGATGTACAGGAACAACAATGAAAGAAGAATACGATTTAAGCGGTTTAGAGGACCCCAACCCACTTGCAGAAACTACGGAAGTAGACATAGACCCTTTAATAACCACCAAATTAGCTTATGTAGATAACTTAAAAAAAGAACTTGAAGGGATTCAGGAACAGATGGCTTCCTTGCAGTATCAAATGGACATTAGAGTAACGGCTTTGACTTTGTATCAGAGTTCATTGGAAGTGGTAGTGGAAGAAGAACCCAAAGAAAATGGTAAGGATTTAACAAAATAGAGAGGTAAAACTATGTTAATAATGATAGCTTTAATAATCAGTGTAGTAGTTACTGTTGCGTCAGGAATTGCCGCTATTACGCCTACACCAAAAGATGATAAATGGATAGGAAAACTATACAAAATTATCGATGTGTGTGCTTTAAATATAGGTAAAGCAAAAGAAACGCCATCAAAGAAATAATCAATGGGAAGAAAAACTGTGAGTGAAGTGTCAGCAGATCTTTCAACCCATGAAGCCGTTTGTACTGAGCGTTGGCTAGAAACCATACATCGAATTAATAGATTAGAATTATTTGTTATTTCTACTCTAGTTATATTGGTGTTGGGTATGGCCGGTATATTAAGCACTCAATTATTTTAGAATTATGCCGTTAGCTAAATTTGATTTTATACCTGGTATCAACAAGGAAGGCACGGCCTATACCGCTGAAGGCGGTTGGTACGACGGCAACTTAGTTCGCTTTCGTCAAGGCCATCCCGAAAAAATTGGCGGCTGGGAGAAAGACAGCGACAATTATTACGAAGGTACTGGGCGCGCTATGCACCCCTGGATCAATCTCGAAGGAACCAAGTATTTAGGTTTGGGTACGCGTTACAAGCTCTATATTCAAGGCGGTACTGATTTTAACGACATTACTCCGATACGAGCCACTACTTCCGCTGGCGACGTGACTTTTGCCGCCACCGACGGTTCTTCAACTATTACCGCTACGGATACAGCACACGGTGCCGTGGAAGGCGATTTCGTTACTTTTTCTGGAGCTGCCAGTCTAGGCGGTTTGATTACAGCTACGGTGCTAAATCAGGAATATCAGATTGTTTCAGTCCCTGATGCTAACACTTATACCTTTACCGCTAAAGACACGGACGGCGATGAAGTGACGGCTAATAGCAGTGATACAGGCAATGGCGGTTCGAGCGTGGTGGGGACTTATCAGATCAATTGCGGTCTGGATGTTTATGTACCAGCAAGTGGTTGGGGTGCAGGCACTTGGGGTGCAGGCACTTTTGGAAGCGTCAGCGCTTTGACGAGTTCCAATCAGTTACGTCTCTGGAGTTTGGATAATTTTGGCGAAGACCTGGTGGCGTGTCCCCGCGCTGGTGGCGTCTATTATTGGGACAATACCAATGGGGTGACTACGCGAGCGGTGGCTTTTAGCAGTTTAAGCAACGTTAATCTGCCACCTACTGTAGCTTTGCAAATCGTGGTCAGTGACGTGGATCGGCATATTATTGCCTTTGGTGCTGACCCCTTGAATGCGGCTGGAACCGCACGCACGGGCAGTATTGATCCTTTATTCCTGTGTTGGTGTGACCAGGAGAATCATCTGGAATGGGAACCGAAAAATACCAATACGGCGGGATCCTTACGCGTATCCTCGGGTTCAGAAATTGTCAGCGTAGTACGGGCGCGTCAGGAAACATTGATATGGACTGACACCGCGATGTATTCCTTGCAGTTTGTGGGACCGCCTTATACGTTTGGCTTAAATCTAATCAATCAAGGCGTCAGTAACATGGGTGCCAACGCCGCCATCAATACCCCCAAAGGAATTTTTTGGATGGACCCAGGCGGTTTTTATACCTACACGGGCAGTGTACAACCCCTCCCCTGTAGCGTACACAGTTACGTGTTTGATGATCTGAACCAGATTCAGGCCGGACAAATCTTTGCTTTTTCCAATAAACGTTTTGACGAGGTAGGTTGGTTTTATTGTTCGGGCAGTTCCGACAGCATCGACCGTTACGTTACCTATAATTATGAAAACGGCTCTTGGTCGATCGGCCAATTAGCACGCACGGCGTGGGTGGACGAAGGCATTGTCGATTATCCCCGCGCGGCTGGCTTGGATACTTACAATTATATTTATCGTCAGGAACAAGGCGATGATGCCGATGGCAGCGCCATGTCCAACGTGTATGTGGAATCGGGAGATTTTGATATAGGCGATGGCCAACAACTGCAATTTATTAATCGCATTATTCCAGACGTGACTTTTACCGGCAGTGGAGGCACCGATCAAACCATTAACATGGTATTAAAAACACGAAATTGGCCAGCATCGAGTTTAACCACCGATTCCACTAACGCCGTTACTTCCAGTACCGATAAGGTGAACGTGCGTGCGCGCGCGCGTCAGGGGGTACTGCGTATCGAGTCGGGAACGGGAACTGGTTTGGGCTGGCGCATAGGCGCTACGCGTATGGAAATTAGGCCGAATGGTAGACGCTAATGGCACGTTTACTCCAAACCCGATTACCCCAGGCTAACGGCGAAGTAGATCCATCTACCTACAATCGCTTAGTACGAATCCTGGAATTAACTTTCAACACCTTCGACCCAGGTGCAACGCCACAGTATAATAATACTGAACGCATGCTAAATCAGTTTAATGCAGGCGATGTAATTTGGAACACCAGCGAGGATGTATTACAGGTATGGACTGGACAGGAATGGCTAGATATTTCCACTCCCACTACCAAAGGGGTGGGAGGAACAGGCGCTGTTTCAGCATTAACCGTCTCCGTCAATGGAGCTACCGAGGTACCCCTGTTATGAATCGTGTGGCTTTAATGGAAGAACTCACTTTGGATGAAGGTTGCGTTTATGAAATTTATAAAGATCATTTAGGCTATGCCACGTTTGGTATTGGCCATCTTATTACGGAGCGGGATCCAGAACACGGCGAAGCTGTAGGGACACCTGTATCCGAAGCACGCGTGCATGAATGTTTCAACCAGGACATCGATATAGTAACAAACGAACTGGATGATAAAATGCAGTGGTGGCGTGGGTTGGATGACGTCCGCAAACGCGTGTTGGCCAATATGTGTTTCAATTTAGGTTATCCACGCCTAAGTGGATTTAAACGCTTTCTAGCCGCCATGGGGACTTCACAATGGGAAACGGCTGCCGTGGAAATGATGGATTCAAAATGGGCTACGCAAGTAGGCTCTCGTGCTGATAGACTTAAACAAATGGTTCTCACTGGCAAGGCAGCTCATGTATGAATATAAATGCAAAGTTAAAAGAGTGGTTGATGGTGACACTGTGGATGTTGTTCTTGACCTTGGTTTTAACGTCCACCATGCTTGTCGCGTTCGTTTATACGGTATTGATACGCCCGAGTCGCGCACTCGTGACAAGGATGAGAAAGTTCGCGGACTTCTGGCGAAACAGTTTCTCAAAGATTCAATCACTAAAAAGGAAGTTGTTTTAAAAACCAAGCTCCGTGATTCTCGCGGAAAATTTGGTCGGGTACTTGCCGAAGTGTGGGTAAACGAGCAAAATGTTAATGAAGACATGGTTAAGAAAGGCTACGGGGTAGCTTACCATGGTCAAAATAAAGAAGAGGTCGAGAAAGAACACCTGGAAAATCGTCAGTTTTTAATCGATAAAGGTGTGTTCGATCCAAAATCCGTAGGAGGATAATATGTCTATATGGAAAAAAATCTCTAATAGTAATTTTATGAAATTTTTAAAGTGGGCTGTGGCAAAGCCTGCTCCTAAGAAAAAAGAAAAGAAGAAAGTTTCTGGAGTTGTTCGCAAAGAGAAGGATGAAAAATGGCGCAAGAATACGGTGTGGGAAAAACCCAAACGCGCGCGTACCGTTAAAGGTCGTTACAAGGGTGATGATAAATCAACACCTGATGTGAATGAAGCCTGGATGGGAGGAAAAGCACCTAAAAAGAAATAAAGGAAATAATTATGACTGACCGGGACAGATTTGCGGGAGACATGGACCGCAATGAGGTTGAAATAGACCTTAGTAAATTCATGGAGTTGTTGCAGGAGCAATCTAGGTTAAAAGATCGCATACGCGAACTGGAAGATGAAGGGACCAAAAATCCTCACCAAAAATGGATCTTCTTAGCTCAAGCCATTGATAGCTGGAGGATATTCCCCAGGGCCTTTTTAACCGTTTATATCTTTTTACTGTATTACACGGTGATGTGGTTCATGGAATTACCTGAACCTTCATTTGAACAGTCTGGTTTAATCTCTATAGTAGTAGGTGCCGGCGCAGCCTGGTTTGGCCTCTATGCTGGAACTTCAGGTAGCTCTAAGAGCTTTAAAGGTGAAGATAAGAAATGAAACAAAAGATAACCTTTATAGGAGTCTTAATCCTTATAGGGTTATTGGGATCTTTTGCATTAAGTTCCGCAGAAAACGAACCTGAAAACCCAGACTGTACGGCTGGTACTGAGTTTTGTGAGCAAAATTCGTTAGATACAACGAACAATACCACTACGAATAATACTAACGTCAATACGAATACCAACACAAATACCAATACCAACACGACAACGACTACCAGCACAGCGACCAATACGAATGCCAACACTAATGTCAACACGAATACAACGACAACAACAGCCACGAACACGAATGCCAATACCAATGTCAATACTAATACAAGTAATAACAACAACGTAAATACCAGCACTGCAACGAATACCAGTACCGCAACTAACACGAACAACAATACAACGACTGCTAATAATACGAATGTAAACACGTCAACAGCTAGTAATACCAATACAAATGTAAATACGAATACCAACAACAGCACAGTCAACAGTACAGTTAATTCAAATAATACAAGTACCACGAATAATACGAATACCAGTACCTCAGAGAACACTAATACGAACACCAATACGAACAACAACACCAACACCAGCACCAGTACCAGCACTTCAGATAACACCAACACCAATACCAATGTGAATCAATCTACATCTGACTCTAATGTAAAAACTGACAACACTAATAGGAATGAAAATAATTCAACTTCAGATAACACCAATAGAAACATCAATGAATCTAATACTACGCAAACGATTAAGCAGGAAATAACAAGCAAGGCTCCTCCTGCATCTGCGATTGCTCCTTCAATCATGTCTTATTCACAAGACTTATGTACGACTGGTAGATCTGGGGCTTTTCAAGGCCAGGTCTTTGGTATATCTGGCGGTAGAACCATAAGGGATGAGAACTGTGAAAGGTTAAAGCTGAGTAAATACATCTACGATATGGGCATGAAGGTCGCAGCAGTATCTATTCTTT